GCCATATACACCTGAGAATGCCTCAAAGCTTCTTAATCTTGGTGATATTGGTATTTCAATCTGGCTATTCATTAAAGAACAGGCCCAGAAGATTCAGGAAGACGCAGACAAGGACAAGGCTTTAATTCTGGGAAAGTCATGGAGCTCTACAAATACCAAAAAACGTATGCGTCGAAAACGCCGCACGAAATCGAGCAAATCAAGTTCTTAGGCGGCCGTATTCCGGATCCGCCAGAATATTCGTATGCGGCTGATTCAATTCTTTCGGCATTTAGCACTATATGTCGATCCAGACGTTATGAGCAAAGCATACCGTTATCTTTAGATCAGCAGGCTATCAATGTCTATGCAGAGCATAATGATTTGCCAGTGGCTGCTCATATTTTTAATGACTGTATTTTTGCGTTGGATAATTTGTTTTTGGAGGAGTGCCATAAGAAGGCGACGCAACGAGCGACGAAGACTTAAATGCTGACGTGCGATACTTAACTGTGAACAAGCGACGGGATGTAACGCGATTGATGTAACATAATACGGTCAAGTGGTTGACATTGACTAGGCGATTCTGTATTGACAGGAATGTCATTATCAAATATTCTATCAATGTAGTCGCAGCGCGGTATAAATACACCACGCCTAGATTGAGGTACGATAAACACTGCGATAATCGTAAACGTATTGTAAATACGTTGCCTCTAGGTGCCGCACCGAATTCTAGCCTCTAAGTTTCTTAGGGGCTTTTTAATGCTTGATAATAAAATATGCGAACATTTATATACTTGGATGAAAGTGGTGATTTAGGTTGGAATATGGAAAAGCCTTATCAAAAGGGTGGTTCCAGTCGAATGCTTACGTTAGCAGCAATCTGTTTGCCTGAGAATAAGGTTAAGTATGTTCAGCGTATTGTAAGAGCATTATATGAAAAAAGAAAAAGACCTTTAAAAAATGAATTAAAATCAGTTGATTTGAATCTAAAAGATAAAGAAATATTCGTCAAATTGACTGCGAAACTTATCAAAGACCATCCAGATATACAACTTCGCTCAATTACAGCAAATAAAGAATTTGTTAATGCAAGATTCAAGAACGACCCAAATGCTTTCTATAATTATATGGTGAAACTTTTACTTCTTGGGACTATCTGCAAGCATAAATATGTAGATTTTATGCCTGACAGAAGAAGTGAGCGGGTTTCGTTGAAATGGAATATGGGTGAGTATTTAAAACAGATGGTTTTAGAGTGTGGCATTGAAAACCAAATTGTTAACCAGTCATGCAATATTATGCCAATGGATAGCTCAAAGTGCCTTGAGCTACAATTTATAGACTTCTATGCAGGTTTAGTCTGGTCGGCATATGAATTTAAAGACATGACTGCAAGAAAATTCATGGCAGAAAACCGAAATACCAACCATAAGCTTTTCTTTCCAAAAGAAGACAAAGTGGATAACATTGTTGATGAAGCTGTCTAAACCACCAGAAGATGGTTTTTTATTGCGCCATTATTAACCACTTGTTAAATTACCCTCAAATATGAGGGTGTTTTTATGTAGAGAAAAGCCCCGAAGGGCTTTTTTGTTAGAAGACTACCAACCACCAGAAATTCGCAAAGCACCAGCTAGCATTCCCGATTCCATCAATGGATGAAACCAACGGTCGCTATAATGTTGATTGCCTGTTGTGTAGCTTATGGTTTTTAAATCATCACTAATGATTTTTCTATTAAGTGGCCCTCTTAAATCCATTGCCCGAGTAAGTTTTAGAACTGCAATATTAGTTTTAAAAGCATATTCAGCTAAGTAGTGTCCTTGCTCGTTGTTAAGCATATGTACTGCTCGATAGATTCGACTAGTCGCAAAGTTTTGGGAAATAATTGCATCAATTAGGTTCTTGAGCAGCTTAAATTGATCTTCATCAAATAAAGAACCTTGTTTTTCAGCCTTGCTGTACATAGCAATTAAGTGGTGAACATACTCCACAGCCACAGGTATTACATCGTATGGAATTTCATCAATATGCTGAACATTGAAACGCTGATGAACTAATTTATAAGCATCGCTGTAATTCAAATGCTTAGTTTTAGCTACAAGAAGATTTACAGCATTGGTTAGGGGTTCACGTTCTGATTTGTGGGTTTTGGCTAAAATCTCTTTACGGACAAAATAGCAATCCTCAAGTTGCTCGAAAACTTCCCATGCTTGGTCTGTGTCTAACATCTTGGCATGACGTGCAGCACCGCGTTCTGTCCATAAGATAAGGGATCGAGTTTTATTTGAAATTGCAGGGAAATTTGCAAGTGACTTTAAGTCACCTACAAATTTTTTCAATTCTTCACCAATAATTTTGAAGAAGTGTTTACCTTCTACAAACCGCTCTTTATTTCGAGAATAGTTTTGTTTGATGTTGTCTGTATCGGTTCCATAGAAATCAGCAAGCATTGCTGTAGTAACAACTGGAACAGATTTGAAGTTAACAATTGATATTTTGGTATCGTTGATTTGTGCTATATTAGACATGTCTTAAATCTCCATTGGTTTAGACATAAACCCCTTGCCTGATTTCGACGTCTGCAAGGGGTTTTCTTTTTCATGGCTTTTAGCCTTGATGAAGTCATCTTATTTAATATCTTTTATTGTGTCAATTCTTTTTGTTGTGCTAACACAAAAAATAGTAATTATCTTTTATTGTGCTACAATATTCTAAAATTTAACTTGTGGTGCAGCAATGGAAGTAAAGAATAATGTTGCTTGTTTGCGTGAAAAAGCAGGCTTAACGGTTTATGAGCTATCAAAGCGGTGTGGTTTTGTTAGTGGTAGCAGAGTTCTATCAAACTATGTGACAAGAGCCGAGCAGGGACATTCTGTCAAGATCGATACAGCCTTACTTATATATAAAGAACTCAAAAAAGTAGGTGTATGTAAAAATTTTGAGGATGTATTTTGGCTTGACCACATGGACTAGTAGAGAATCTTCCTTTTTAAGTTCTTGATGACATTATTTTGTCCATTTGTTAAATTGTGTGAGATTAATAACAAATGGATTACATTATGAAAAAGATTTTATTAGCGGGATTTCTTGGATTGGGCTTAGCGGGGTGTGCGACAACTCCCCAACAACCCTCAGAGCCTGTAAAATTTGAAAAGGTTTATCAAATTGATGGATTAAACCAAGCACAGATTTATGATGGCGCACGTCAATGGTTTGCTACAGCTTTTCGCTCGGCAAATGCAGTAATTCAGTATGAGGATAAGACTACGGGTTCAATTATTGGCAAAGGTAATATGCCATACCGTTGTTCTGGGTTTGCTGATTGTATGACTGTTACGGCTGGGGATCGAGTGGATTTCACAGTGCGTGTAGATACAAAAGATGGGAAAATGAAAGTGAGTTACGATAATCTTACTCACTATAAACCAGCGCAGGTAATTAGTGGAGTTCGATATAATGAAACTAATAGACCTATTACTGAAGACTATCCATCAGCTAAAATAATTATGGATGAATTAAATAAATCATCCGATCAAATGGCTGAAAAGATTAAAACTCAACAAAAAATTAATGCCGATTGGTAATTAACAAGAGCACTCATACCATGAGTGCTCTTACTTTATTAAGTATTACATTGTAGTGGTTGATATGAAAAAGATTGTTTTATTGAGTTTGGTTTTTGGGATGGCCGGTTGTGCGACAACAGCTAATTTTTTTGATATTCATCCAACACCTGTTAGTAATTCAGGTTATTGGACTGGTCAATTTGATCGGTTGGTTGGGACTTTAATACTAGAAAGTGATGGGACGGGTGTAATTTGCCAAGACCACCTAGGTACAGCTAGGGTAATGTCTGTAAAATTATTAAATGATAGACTCTATTCTCAGGATGGGACTTACTGGAAAATAAGTAATTTCACTCCAACATCTCTTGAGCTTAATTATGCGCTTGGAGGAGGATATAAAATGATAAGGGACAATGGGCTTAAATTCGCTTCACCAGCATGCAAAGATAAGCTAAACACAAAGTAATAGTTGTTCGAGAGAATTAACTTGACTAAACAGAATATTAAATGTGATTGGCTGAATAGATATGATATTGGATGACTATCTGGGGCATGCCGCTAATAGCAAGAAACTCGCACAGATTGCTATTAAAGAAAGGCGTTTTGACGATGCATGGAAACATTTAAACCATCAAAAAGATTACTATTTAAAGCATGCTAGTAGGATGGGTTTTTCTAAAACAGAAACACTGGTTATAGACTCCTCACCACATGAAGATATGGCAAATGTCTTAAGACTAGAGGGCAAGCATAAGAATGCTTTAAGCAGTATATCTTACACTTATAAGGCGGCTTATACAGCTAATCGACCAATTATTACATTAGAGAAAAAATTAGAGGCTTATTACAATCGAGCCTATAAAAAACAGCCGTTTAAAAAATTTTTATCGTTACTTAAAGCCCTACCCAATAGTGACTATATCTCTGTTCGAGATTTTGTTGAAATTTACTTCCCTCTGTCTCCTAATGATGATGAAGAGGTAGTCCCAAAAGAGAGAAATTTGAGTGAACAGGAAATAAAAAAGGTAAATGATAACTTTTTGAAGCAAAAATCTACTGCTCGCAGTAAAGAGCATATAGGTGTTCCTCCACCATTGAGCAATAGGCCAGTTAAATCAATCAAACCAAGCTACCCTGAGTCTAAGTATCCCACTAAAGTTATTGAACCGCAAAAAGATAATAATTTGCTCCTTGGTTATCCAGCATCCGAATGGATAATAGGAGTGGTGGTTGGCGCAATATTGTTAATTGGGTTTATTTGGTTACTATCGTAAAAAAGCACCCTAGGATGCTTTTTAAAATTGGTTTAACTACCCTGCTTGGTAATTATATTTAACTTAAAAAGAACTACCCACTCATTGAGTGGATTTTTTATTGCCTAGAGGAAAGTAAAATGGCACAAGAATCCCGTTTGGTCATTGTTATTGATTCGCAAAATGCTGAACGTAATGCGCGTAATCTAGGCAATGAACTTGTTAGCATTGAACGTAAAGGTGAGTTTGCATCTAAGTCTATGGACAGCTTATCTGTAGCTACTAGAGCTTTAGCAGGACACATGGCTGGCCTAGTAACGGTGGGTGCAGCTATATCTAAAATGGACACTTATACAGGCCTTCAGAACCGTCTAAAGCTCGTTACTAATAATCAGGCTGAATTGAATAAAGCGACTGAAGATACATTCCAGATCGCACAAAAAACCTATTCAGCATGGGATTCTGTTCTACAGGTCTACCAGCGTTTTAGTGATAATGCCAAAACTTTAAACCTCACAATGGATGACACAGCACGTTTAACTGAAACAGTTTCTAAAGCTGTAGCAATTAGTGGTGCAAGTGCAGAAGCTGCTGATGCAGCTTTAGTTCAATTCGGGCAGGCTTTGGCAAGCGGTACATTACGTGGTGAAGAACTCAACTCAGTTATGGAACAAACACCAGCTCTAGCAAAGGCTATTGCTAAAGGTATGGGGATCACCGTAGGAGAGTTGCGTTCAGTTGCGGCTGAAGGAAAAATTACTTCACAAGAAATTGTAAAAGCGCTTAGAAATGTAGAATCTGATGTTGATGCTCTTTTTGCTAAAACAGATATCACAATCGGGCAGTCTCTCACACTCCTAAACAACGAGATCACAAAATTTGTTGGCGAAGCAGGTAAGGGAAGTGGTGCGGCACAGGTATTAGCTGGATCAGTTCAAACTCTTGCAAGTAATTTAGATTTAATTGCTGATGGGGCTTTGGTCGTTGGTATTGGTTATATAACTCGTGCAATTTTGATTAAGAGCGCTGCTATTAAAGAGGGAATGGCTTCAACTTTAGCGAGCCGCCAAGCATCTGTATTAAATGCTCAAGCAGAATATGCAGAAGCTACCGCTGCTTTGAATGCAGCAAAAGCTCATCTCGCGAATGTGCGAGCAACAAATGCAGAAACCCAAGCTAAATTTGGAGCAACTGCGGCAGCAACTCGATACGCACAAGCACAGGCAGCAGTAACTGCTGCTACAAATGCACAAACTGCTGCGCAAACACGCCTCTCAGCAGCTTCTTCTTTAGTTGGTAGTATTGGTAGCCGAGCATTAGGACTTATCGGGGGTCCAATTGGAGCAATTACCTTAGGTGTATCCGCTCTGGCTGCAACTTACACTTATTTTAAAGGTAAGGCAGAAGAAGCGAATAGAACTCTCGCTGAACAAGCCGAAGTGGCTAACCGTACTGCTGAAGAATTAAAAGGCTTAAAAGGTGAGGCAAAAACCAAAGCTATTAATGACTTAACAACGGCTTTTAAAGCTCAAAATGAGGAGTTGAAAAAAACAGAAATGGCTGTTGGTTCAGCTTTAATTGATATTCAAAACTACGGTAAAGGTAATGTTGAACTTACAAGGATTTCTAATGAAGCTCGATTGGGCACGATTAGCTACAAGGAGGCTATGGAGCAACTTGCTAAGCAGAAGTTACCCCCAAGCCTAAGAGATGCATTAAAGGAGCAAATCGACAAATATAATGAAGCTTATGAAAAGGCTGATAAGACCAAAACAGCCATTAAATTGTTTGGTATTGAAGTTACCTTAACGGGTAATAAAGCCCAAAATGCAGCAATTGAGCAACAGAAGCATGCTGATGCTATCAAGAATACAAAACAGGCTGCAGATGAGGCTCAAAAGTCCTTACAGAAATTGTATGCAGATAAATTGTGGGATACGCAATTTGTCGAGATAGTAATGAAAAAAGGTTTTTCTGAGTCTCAGGCTAATGATTTACTGAAGCTTTATAAAGATTCATTAGCTAAGGGTCTTAAGGCAGCAGACCGAGAGGCTATGAAAGCATTAACGGATACTTGGAAAGCAGAAGAATCAATCAAAGCCATCACGGATGCTAGAACTGATTCTATACGTGAGCAAAACAAGGAGCTTAAAAATCAGCAAAAAGTACTAAGTGTAAATGCGAAAGTCCTAGCGAATGCTTCAAAATTCGGCTTTGCAGATCTAGAGTCTAAATACAAACTTCCATCAGGAACATTATCCGCGATTCATATGATCGAATCTCGAGGTAATGCAAAAGCCTATAACAAAGAAACCGGAGCCACTGGTGGATTTCAGTTTCTCGAAGGTACTGCTAAGCAATATGGCGTAAAAGACCGCACTGATTTAGCACAGTCTGCTGAAGGTGCGGCTAAGTACATGTCTTATCTTTTGAAACTTTTTAAAGGTGATTTAGAGAAGGCTGTACGTGCATATCATGCAGGTGAAGGCAATGTAATGAAGGGTAAAGGTATTGGTAAAAATAATAATCAATACTGGAAAGACTATCAAAGTTATATGGCTGGTATTAATGGCTATTCTGCTGGCGATATTTCATCAAAAGACTTTGATAAGCTTATTCAAGATACAACTAAAATGGCTGAGGAGCAGGCAAAACTTCGCCTTCAGTTAGAGAATGAGGTTGCTAATCAAGTAACAAAGATTAGGAATGATCTGGCCAAAAAACTTGAGGATGTTGATAAAGCTAACTTTAACCCAGAACGCAAGGCCGAAATTAAAGCAGAACTTCAAGCACGTGCAGATAATGATATTGCTATTGCTGAGCAAGCTACAAAGACTAAGCTTGATTCATTCCGAGACTACACAAAGACGGAAGAGCAAATATTAAAAGATAGCTATGCCAAGCGTCAGTTTGAGGCCGAGCATGACCTAGATTTAACTAAAGATCAGCGTAAAGAGGCTGTTGATCTATTAGCTCAACAATTAAAGCAAGAACTTGGGTTAATGCAATTAGCTCAGGAACAGCGTTTATTTCAGGCACGTTTATCATTGCTTTCGGAAACGCAAGCCATGCAGGAACGTTACAGACTAGAACGGGAGGAAATTCTTAAGAATACCAAGCTTTCTATAGAAGAGCGGCAAAAGCTAATCGCATTATCTAAAGCCAATCAGGATAAAGAGACACGCGATAAAGTGAATAATGCTGTTCAAAACTGGGGTGGTATTCAGGCTGATATGAATGGTACCAGCGAGTTCTTCAGACAGGATCAGGAGCGGTTTAGCCGTTTAAATGCTGCAAATGATTTAGCAGATAGTCAATTTGCTGCTACTGATCTGAATGAACAAAACTCTTTAGATGGTCTTGATGCTCAAATGGAAGCAGGACTCATTAAACAACAGGATTACGAAAATCAGAAAACAGCTATCATTCAAGCTGCTCAGGACCAACGTAATCAGATTGCTGCTGAACATGCAAAGAATGTTCAGGATATTGAAGATAAATATCAGCAAGATCGTTTGAACACCCAAATTGCATTTGGTGGCCAAATGATGGGTTCACTTACATCGATGTTTGGTTCAATGTTTGGAGAGCAATCTAAAGCATATAAGATCATGTTCGCCGCTGATAAAGCTTATGCCATTGCAGCTGCTGGTATTGCGATTCAGCAAAATATTGCAGCAGCTTCAAAAGCTGGTTTTCCTCTTAATTTACCATTGATTGCTGGGGCGGTTGCTCAAGGCGCTAGCATCATTGCAAACATCCGGGCAATCAAAGATCAAGGTTTTGCTGAAGGTGGTTATACAGGTCGTGGTGGGAAATATGAAGTTGCCGGAGCTGTGCACAAAGGCGAAATTGTATGGTCCCAAGAGGATATTAAACGCTGGGGCGGAGTTGGTTTAGTTGAGAAAATGCGTAAGAGTGCAAACCCTGAAGCTTTTCTCAATAACAATGCCTCGGCAGATAGTGTCATGCGCCGTGCAATGATGAGCTCTAGTGCCTTTATAGAAAGCCAAAAGCAGGCTGACATCTTTAATCAACCAGTTCAAGATACTCAGATTATCTATAAGGGTAATAGAGACACACCTAAGTTAGCTTCTTCGGCAAATTCTGACCTGTTCCATGATGGCAAGGTCTACTTCTCATCCAATGGTATAGTTCAGGATCGCTCAAATCTGGATGATGTTCAGGACTTTACTTTAGGACGTACTTCACGCCCTCAAGCTGAGATTATGCCTTCAATTGAGCAATCCTCTCCAACTATCAATTTCAAGATTGAAGTCGTGAATCAAGTCAGTGGTGCAACTGTTGAAGCTGAACAATTGGATGAGAAAACTGTCCGGATCATTGTTACAGATGAACTGGATAAGCAGCTTCCAAGAAAGGTACCGAAACTTGTAAGTGACCAAATCGCAAATCCAAACTCAACCATTAGTCGGTCTTTGACTGAGAATACGACAGCAAGACGGAATCGATAGTTTTAAAGTTACAGGTATAAGGAGAGTAATGTTAATGGAGTGTAAGTAAAACCGTTTAAAGATGCCGGTATAAGAGAGAAGAGCTGTTGACAGTGTCAACTCCTAGTCTCTTCTAAAGCCTATTGACAGCCAATATTATGAAAGGACCACCTTCGGGTGGTTTTTTTATGCCTATGTTTTCCATAGTAGGAAAAATGAATAAATGACATTTTTTTGAAATGAAACAATAAGGGCACTTAAAAAAGCAAAAACCCCAGTGTTGGCGCACTGAGGTTTTCAATTCAACTCAACCGAGCAAAGTTAAGGAGAAGTATTACTATGCCTGAAATTATAGCAGTGATTTTAAAATATGTAGAGGCAACTATGGAAAAATATGGTTTTGTAAAAGTAACAGGATCTATCTTATTGGGAATTTTTCTTTGGCAGTTTTCGAACATTATTAATGCTTTTGCAAAGTTGATAGAGGTAGTTCGATGAATGATAAATATACTTGGTGGGATGTAGGTAAATCAGTATTAATGATCTCCATCCCCATCTTAATATGGAAGTTAGATACCATAATACTAGCGTTAAAATCATAGAAACCGACCTAATTAAAGGTCGGTTTTTTATTGCCTGAAGGAAAGTTATGTACAAGTTAAAGCTAAATCCTCAGACCAGCGGCTATGGCGTAACACCGGGTGATGATGTGAAACGTCAGCAGATGGATGGCGGTCGTGGTCGCTATTACATCGATGTAAAACGTAATAGTCATATTGTCGATGTGAACTGGAATTTAAGTAAATCCGATTTTAATAAAATGATGGCTTTCTGGCGGGTCTACCAGAATAAGCCAGCCTCATTCTATGCGGATCTGGTCATTGATCAGGGAACACGTCAGCAATATCTATGCAATTTCATTCCAAACTCGTTCAAGACCAATGAAGTGAATGGCAACCTTTACCGGGTAAATGCACAGCTCGAAGTTGTTCAAAACCAGCCTAACCTTACTGCCGATATCGCTTTGATTAAGGATTGGGAGGTCTAATGGATAACGAATATGCCAAATTCTTTTTCAATCGGAAAGTTGATGTCTATCAATTGGAGTGTATTGAGCTTTCTCATCCTTCTTTTATGAATACATACCGAATAGTCCGTAATGATGACCGAGGTGTTTATGTTCAACATAAGGAGGGATCCGGTCAGGTCTATTATGAATTTTTGCCAGCATCTATTCAAAGATCCGGAATGCTGGGTGATCTGGACCAGACATTAACAGTCTCTATATCTGGTTTAGGTGATGTAATGCCGGATGAGTTTGAACGGGTAATCGAAGGCCAATATCCCGATGTAAAGCCAACAGTAAATTACCGGATTTACAGTTCAGACAATCTGAATTCTCCAATGTTTTATTTACTCGGACTGCAACTCTCCAGTGTTGCAATGAACCATAAAGCTGTGACATTCAAGGCTGAATCACCAAGATTAAATACTGCGAAGACTGGAGATATCTTTTCGCTTGATCGTTTTAGTGGTTTGAAGGGGGCTATATGAAGAGTCACGATCATTTGCTTGATAGACAATATGACGAGGAAAACTACAACTGTGTTCATTTTGCTCATGAAGCTGCATTGGATCTATATGGAATAGACCGGGTGGAAGCACTTGAATTTTTTATGAAGCCTATTAAAGAAAAGGTATTTCTACCATCAAGGTTAAAACTTTTAAATCCACTGCCCATGCCCAAGGAAGGCTGCATAGTCGCCTTTCACTCGAGATACCGAAACAAGCCCCCACATGTGGGGCTTTTTCGTTTGGGGCGTATTTTGCATTTGCAGGAATCAGGCGTTTCATGGATGCCAATTCAAGTCGTTCAAGCATTTGGATTTAATCGTGTGAGTTTCTATGATTAAGATTATTTATAAACAAGACCCTTTATCCGAAGACAAAACAATTGAACACGCCGAAACTTTGGGTCAATGGCTTACTTCAAAATATGATTATATGCCTGAACATGTCCGTATTTTCCATACAACAAGTAATATGGATCATGCCGAAATTTCATTTGCGAATGAAGTCACACCGAAGAATGCATATGAATTAAAGCAGCTCGATTTCTTGCCAGGCACTTTCATTGTAATTGAGAATCCCAAGGGTATAGACCCCATAACTCTAGCTTGGATAGCGGTTGCTTCTATAGTTATGGGTGTGGCTGTTGCATTATTAATGCCTGTGCCCTCAATTACCCAAACCAACCAGAATAACAATCAATCCTCGTCTGCAAATAACGAATTATCAAACCGTGAAAATAAAACTCGCGTAAATGGTCGTATCGCAGATATTTATGGTGCCGCTCACGATACCCCTGATCTGATTACTGTGCCTTACAAGGTATATGAAAACAATGTCGAAGTAGAGCATGTAGTGGGCTGTATTGGGCGTGGACACTATAAAATCAATGGAGCTTATGACGGTGAAACCAATATTGTCGATATTGCCGGCGCATCGGTAGAAGTCTTTCGACCAGGTGTAGATATTGTTTCAGGTGAGCCATATTTTTCGCTTGGTACCGAAATTACCACGCCGCCACTAACGGTTCAGCATCAAACTTCTGTTAATGGCCAAGTTCTCCGTCCAGCAGATACACAGTCTTTAGAAGGTACGAACTACCTTCATTTTGCATATCCAAACGAGATCCTTCGGGCATCTGCAAACAATACGGATTTAACCACTAAGTTTGTAAGTAATGACCGCGTAGAAATCACCAATGCCTCATTCACGTTTAACGGCCAGACTTATGATTTAAACGGCACTTACAGCGTTCTATCGGTAGCAGATGATCGAATGACGTTATCAAATCCGGCGGCCGTTAATGCTAACTGGTTAAAGCTTAAAGAGTTAAATAACCAACAAACTGCAGCTTTGTCACCAAAGATCAGTTCAATAGGTGAAAAATGGATTGGTCCATTCATTCTGGACAATGTTGAACGTAGCCGGGTGCTGTGTAATTTTGTGGCCACAAATGGACTTTATACCGTTTCTTCAGGTGGGAATCAGGCCGCTGTTAACGTCACGATTGAAGTTGAAGTAACACCGGTAAATGAATCTGGTGCAGCGATTGGTAATCCGATGCTGAAGCAGATCATTTTGAAAGGTTCGGCAAAGTCGCGTCAAACCGTTGGCGCAACGCTGGATATGGTGACATTTCAAGGTCGCTGTAGTGTCCGTGCACGTCGTTTAACACCAACACCGGCGGTTACAACGGTAGTAGATGAAGTAAAGTGGCAGGCGCTTTATGGTGCTTATCCTTTGCAAAGCACAGTGTATGAACATGAAACGGTTTTTCGTGCGCGCACTTATGCAACCACTGGAGCTTTATCTGTTAAGTCCCGCAAGATCAATTTTGATCTTCAGCGGATGTTACCGACTTTTAAAAACGGCGCAATGACGACAGAGCTATTTCCAACATCAAGCTTTGCTGATGCATTGGTTTCAATGGCACTGGATGACAAGATAGGCCGCCGTACGATCGACGAAATAGATCTGGAAAATATCTATCGGACTTATAACGATGTAGTTGATTATTTTGGTACACCACTTGCGGCTGAGTTCTGTACTACGATTGATGATACAAACCTGTCTTTTGAAGAGCTGGTCACCAATCTTTGTGATGCCGTGTTTTGTACTGCATATCGTCAAAATAATAAGCTCAAGCTTTATTTTGAACGTCCAACTGATAACTCGGTAATGCTATTTAACTTCAGGAATATTATTCCTGATAGTTACAAGCATGATCTTACCTTTGGCGTGATGGATGACTACGATGGACTGATCTATGAATACACGGATCCGGCCGACGATAGTCGTATCAATATCTATCTACCGGATAAAGGGGCCAAGAACCCCAAAGAGGTGAAATCTGTAGGTGTGCGTAACAAGTGGCAAGCTCATTTTAATGCGTACCGGCTTTGGAACAAGCTTCGCTTCCAGCGCAAATCCATTACCTTTGATGCGGCACCTGAGTCAGAATTACTGGTTTTACGTGACCGGATCGCTGTAGCTGATTATCGCAATGGTATTCATCAAAGCGGTGAGGTGGTACAGCAAGAAGGTTTAATTCTCACCCTAAGCCATGATGTCGATTTCATTGCAGGCAAGAGTTATGTGATTTATTTGCAAATGGGGGATGGTACCGTGGACCTGATTCCCGTTACGCCGGGTTCAGCCAAGAACAAAGTAGTTTTAGGGCGTTTACCGAACGGGGCCTTAAAGCTTAGTCCCGATGACTTTGTGAATACTATCTACACCGTAGTTAATGACGATACCAAAGGCTCACTGCCTTATCTGGTTGCAAAAAGAGAACCGGCTGACCAGTTCTCTAATACCATTACTGCAATTAATTACGATGAACGTTATTACCTCAATGACAAGGACTTTATTGATGTGCCGGTTGATGATTCACCGATTTACATTCGATATGACCAGCTGGATATTAATCTGGCACGTTTATATCAGATGCAAAGAGGGGATTTGCCAACGACTGGAGAAATCAGTTTTGTAGTTGAAGCAGGTGCACTAGTTTCAAGTTCAAGTTCTTATCGACCGGAAACCAGATTTGTCTATAAATTCGACTATAACTCTAGTCCTGCAAAACGAGAGTATATCGTTCCAGCTGCATCAGAATTACCTGCTATTGATACTGGTGAGTTCCCACCTGATCTCGTGGTAAATTTGACTATTAAAGGTGCTGTTGTTGGACGTGGTGGAGATGGCGGGTTGCCACATTTGGCATTTGGTGCATGGTCTACCGATCCGGATTATAACTTTACTAAAACCCGCCGTGACGGTTTTCAGGGAGCACCCGGTTTATTAAACCGGCACAGTAAACTAAACCTGATTATTGATGGTGGAACTCTGGCTCGAGGCGGCTCAGGTGGTGGAGCAACACCAAGCGGTATTTATACAGGATTATCGTATGGAGTTCAGGGTATTCCCGGTGGAGCTGGAGCACCTTTTGGTCGGGTTATGACCGGACAACCTATTACTAACGATTCACAAGACTGGCGTTGGTACTTAAATGGTGACTTTATGGTTGTCAAAGTAACCGATGCCGAAGCTTCGGTACCCGGTAAAGGTTACCGAACCCAAAATGATCGATATGGATCTCCATTGTCTGGTGATGGTGGAGGTTGGGGCCAGCGCGGTACCAAGTCCACCAATGATGGAACATGGAACTGGCAATACCATGGCACAACTGAAGGCCAGCCGGGGCCGGGTGGACCTGCAATTGTTGGGGTGGCACCACTTACAACTCAATTGATCAATGGAGGGAAAATTCTACAAACACTTTAAATCTTAAAAGAACTTTGAGCACCCAATTCGGGTGCTTTTTTATTGCCTAAATTTTCTGGAGATATAAATGGAACCAGTTTCAACAAGCGGTTTAACAGCAATTTTAAAATTTTATGGTGCAGCAATTATGGTGACGTTAGCGGTTGCTTTAGTTGCAGCAGTTGTATTGATGACACGTATGCCACGATCACCTCAAGAATGGGCTGTAGGACTTATTTGTACGGTTGTATCAAGTTTGGCTGGCGGCTCATTCATTATTGTGAAGTGGGGGCTTCATGAATGGGTTACTGATGTATGGGGAATGATTGCACTTGGTGGGTTCTTCTTTGTTTGTGGTTTACCTGGTTGGGCTTTAGTCCGTTGGATCTTTAATTTCATAGATAAACAGGAAGGTAAGACGATTATTGAAGTACTTAAAGAAGTTAAGAAAGCTAAAAGAGATATCGAAAACAGTTAATGCCGCCTTCGGGCGGTTTTTTATTATCTAAAGGAAAGTGAAATGAACATTGAACAATATCTTGATGAATTAATTAAGCGTGAAGGCGGGTATGTAAATAACCCAGCTGATCGGGGCGGTGCTACCAAATACGGTATTACTCAAGCTGTAGCACGTACAAATGGTTTTAAGGGCAATATGAAAGATTTGCCTCTTGAAGTGGCCAAAGCAATTTATCGCAAAAACTATTGGACAGCTCCGCGATTTGACCAAGTAAATACAATCAGCTCAGCAGTGGCCGAAGAGCTTCTAGACACTGGTGTGAATTGCGGTACCGGCTTTGCAAAACCTCTTTTACAACGAGCTTTGAATCTCCTAAATAACAATGGTAAAGCAGGGTGGCCAGATTTATCAGTAGATGGGATATATGGTCCGGCAACTCTTAATGCACTCAAAACTTATTTGGTCAAACGCGGGAAAGAAGGAGAAAAAGTTTTAGTTCGAGTTCTGAATATTATGCAAGGTCAGCGTTACATTGAAATCTGTGAGCGCAATCCAAGCCAAGAACAATTTTTCTATGGCTGGATTTCTAATCGAGTATCAATGTGAAGTACCTAATTTTACTGTGCATTCTACTCAAGACTGCACAGTTACTTCGACGTATAGTGAGGTAGTTGTAAAAGTTTATAGGTAAGTTATAGGATTGATTGGTAATAATCTTTAAATTTTAGGGGGGG